TACTGATACTATTGACCTACTTGACATGGTGACTAGAACCGGTACAGGTCAGAACCAACAAGATATTAATATTAATCGTATTAGTGAATCAACCTATATTACAATACCTAATAAGAATGCAACAGGACGTCCTATCCAAGTGTGGATTAATAGACAGAGTGGTCAAGAAAACCCTACTGATTTATATACAGACGGTGCCGTTACTGCAACGGCTACTACGATTAACTTAACTTCTATTGTAGGCCTAGCGCAGTTTGGCTTCATTAGATTAGATAACGAAACAATTCAATACGGTGGACTTACAACGACAGTAAGTGGCGCTACAACGTACTACCAATTAACGGGATGTGTACGAGGTGTTAATAACACAACTGCTGCGACTCATATAACAGCTACTAGAGTATATATACAAAACTTACCTACTGTTAATGTATGGCCAGCACCAGATCAAAGTGACAACTATCAGTTTGTGTATTATAGATTAAGACGGATTCAAGATGCAGGCAATGGTATAACCGTAGAAGATATTCCGTTTAGATTTATTCCTTGCATGGTTGCAGGGTTAGCGGCGTATTTAAGTATGAAATTACCTAATGTGGCTCCTGAGCGTATTATGATGTTAAGACAAGATTATGAAGCAGCATTCCAATTAGCAGCAGACGAGGATAGAGAAAAAGCAAGTATTAGGTTTGTGCCTCGTGAATCGTTTTTTAGAGGCTAAGTAATGCCAACCAAGTACGCTAGTGCCAAGAACTCAATTGCACAATGTGACCGTTGTGGGTTTAGATATAAGTTAAAAGAACTTAAACGCTTAGTTATTAAGACAAAAAATGTTAATATACTAGTGTGTCATGAATGCTGGGAACCGGATCAGCCGCAATTACAACTAGGTATGTACCCGGTTAATGACCCACAAGCAGTGCGTAATCCAAGACCTGATTTAGGTTATTACCAATCTGGTTTAAATGGTTTACAGACAGATGAAACAACAGGCGTATCAACCTCACAAACAGGTGTCCCTTTAATGGGTAGTAGAGTTATACAGTGGGGTTATAATCCTGTAGGTGGTGCTAGTTATTTTGATGCGGCACTAACACCGAATGACTTAGTAGGAACAAGTGCACTAGGTGATGTAACAATATCAATATCTTAAGGAGAAGTAAAATGGCATATAGATCAAAAGCAGATGGTATTGCTCAACAAGGTAAAACAAAAGGTCGTAACTTAGGTGACGACGGAGCTACAGTAGCTACACAAAATGGTCCAATTAAAGGCACTGTTGGTAAATTAAATACTGACATGAAAAAAATGGGTCGTGGACTAGCTAAAATTGCAGCACAAAAAAAGGGATAATGATCATGGCACAAGATAAAAAACCAATAGACGTACCTAACGCAGATATTTATTTTTCACAAGACCCTAACAAGTTAAAAGCACAAGACCTTAATATAGGTACTGGCAGACAACGTGTTAGTGCAGGAGATCCTGGTTCTGATGCAATGAATAGACATGGTGAACTTGAAACTCGCGGTAATGGCGCAGCTACTAAAGGCCGCAAAGCTCGTGGGCCTATGGCGTAATAAATGACGTACACTGAACTTGTCGCACAAATACAGGACTACACAGAAAATACGTTTACTACAACGGATATAAACACGTTTATAACTCAAGCAGAACAACGTATCTATAATACAGTCCAACTACCTGCACTACGTAAAAACGTAACAGGTTCACTAAGTTCTGGCAATAAGTATTTAGCTATGCCTACAGATTGGTTAGCTACATTTAGCTTAGCTGTTATTAATACAGACAACGAATACTTATATCTTCTAAACAAAGACGTGAACTTTATTAGGCAATCATTTCCTGATACTGACTCAGCTTTTTATGGTGAACCACAATACTATGCGGTATTTAATGCTACATCGTTTATTGTAGGTCCTACACCTGACGCTAACTACTCATCAGAGCTTCATTACTTCTATTATCCTGAGTCAATTACAACAGCAGGCACTTCATGGGTAGGTACTAATTTTAGTTCTGTCCTTCTTTATGGGTCTTTACTAGAGGCTTATACTTATATGAAGGGTGAAGCAGACGTGATGGCTACTTATAAAGCTCGATACGATGAAGCAATGTTATTACTCAAACAGCTTGGTGATGGCAAAGATAGACAGGACTCATACCGATCAGGTCAAGTTAGATACCCTGTACAATAAAGGAAACTAAATTGGCAATCTCACAAACACTAGCAACAAGCTTTAAAGTTGAAATTTTAGATGGTATACATAATTTTGGTGTGGGCGTTATTCGTGCGTCTACTGCAGCGGATACTTTTAAAATAGCCCTATATTCAACCTTAGCTACGCTTGGCTCTACAACAACAGTATATACAACACAGGATGAAGTGACAGGTACAGGCTATACAGCAGGTGGTAATACATTAGTTATATCTCAAGTTCCAACATCAACAAGTACTGAAACAACAGCATGGTTAAACTTTGATAATTCTAGTTGGACTACTGCAAGCTTTTCAGCAGATGGTGCTTTGATATATAATAGTACTCAAGGTAATAAAGCAGTAGCAGTATTAAACTTTGGTGGCACTAAAACCGCTACCGCGCAAACTTTTACAGTAACATTCCCAGCATCTACATCGGACGCTGCAATTATAAGGATTACATAAATGACAACAGTATCTTCTGTGTTTTCAGAAGCACCGCAAGTTAAAGTAAGTAATGCAAGACCGTTAGAAAAAGATTTATATAAGATGATGTGGGACATACCAGAGTATAGAGCAGTTGCTCCTGGTGAACTTATATCACAAGAATTTTTGAATCAAGCTAGACCTCCTAAGGGGGCGTCAGTATTAGACTTAGGATGTGGCACTGGACGTGGCTCTCTTAACTTAGCTTTTTTCGGTGGCTTAAATGTCACTATGGTTGACTTCGCAGATAATTGTTTAGACGAAGATATTCGACCGATGTTAGAAACACAGAAGCATGCTATGCGATTTGTAGAGGCAGACTTATCTCAACCCCTACCTGTTACAGCAGCTTATGGATTTTGTACGGATGTGATGGAGCATATTAGACCTCATCACGTAGATAGAGTAATAGATAATTGTTTGGCTGCTTGTCAGCATGTTTTTTTTCAGATTGCTACTGAAGATGACATCATGGGTAAGATAGTAGGACATAAGCTTCATTTAAGCGTACACCCATATGAGTGGTGGCTAAAGAAATTTATTGATAGAGATTGTATTATTCATTGGTCTAAAGAAGCCCCAGGATATTGTTTATTCTATGTAAGTGCTTGGATGAAAGGTGAAGACGTTGTTGACGCTGGAGTGCTTAATACAGACGATGAAACGATTACAGCTAACGTAAAACACAACATTCAAAGGGATTTTATGCAGGTTCAACCGCACCCTACGAATGACCAAGAAGTTATGATTGTGGGCGGGGGGCCATCATTGAATGAGCACCTTGAAACTATTAGACAAAAGAGGGCTGATGGTGTTAAACTAATCACAATTAATGGGGCTTATAAATGGTGCCTAGATAATGGACTAACGCCTTCTGCTATGGTTATGGTAGATGCTAGACCTTTCAACGCACGATTTACTCAACCCGTAGTAGACCATTGTAAGTATTTTATTGCTTCTCAATGTGATCCTACTACGTTTGATGGGCTTCCAAAAGACAGAACTTATATATGGCACACAAGCACGGAATTGCTAAATGACATATTAGCTAAACATTATAAAACATGGTATCCGGTTCCAGGAGGATCTACAGTCCTTTTAAGAGCCATACCGTTATTTAGAATGTTAGGATTTAAACAGTTTCATCTCTTTGGATGTGATTCTTGTTTAGATGAAAAAGAGGTTCACCATGCATATGAACAGCAAGAAAATGATGGACAGCCAATCATACCCGTAAACGTGGGCGGGAAAATATTTAGCTGCAATCCGTGGATGATTTCTCAAGCACAAGAATTTATTGATTTGATTCGTATGCTAGGAGATGAAATTGAATTAAACATTTACGGCGGTTTACTCCGTCATATTTTAGAAACAGGCGCTTCAAACGCCGACATTAAGGAGAATTAAAATGGCTGCATCAGCATGGCAATTATATAATTATGCTAAGCGATATATAGGTAACGGAACAATTACACTAGGCGCTGGCGTGTTTAAAATGTTATTAGCAAGAAGTGCAAGTAACGCATCAACATTTACCATAAGTACTTACGCTCAGATTACGAATGAAATTTCTGCTACAGGTGGTTATGCAACAGGTGGTAAAAACTTAGTACCAGCAACAGCTTCTTGGACAGTAGGCGCTTCAGCAAAACAAATGAAGTTCACAATGTCTACAGTAGGTTTAGCGTTTACAGCTTCTGGTGCTTCATTGACTAACGTTAAATACGCGATCATTCGTAACTCAACTGGCGCTCTTGCTGGTAAGTTATTATGTTTCTGCCAATTATCTAGTACTCAATTTACTGTAACGTCACCAAATACATTGACAGTTTTACCTGCTGCTACCGGCATCTTTACTCTAACTTAAGAGTTTAGTCGTGGCAGTGACAAGCGGCTGGGGACGAGGTACCTGGAGTTCTGCTGATTGGGGGCAAGGAATTGTCATCGAGGCAGACGTAGGGACAGTTACGCTCGCGGGCGTAGCACCTTCAGTTGCACAAGGTAGGGTAATAACCCCGGCAGTTGGGACAGTAACACTAGCAGGTATAGCACCTAGTATAGACGTTGGGGTGCAAATAGTACCATTAGTTGGGACAGTAACACTAGCAGGTATAGCACCTACGGTAATACAGAATGCGATAGTTACACCTGCAGTTAGAGCGGTTACAATAACAGGCATAGCACCTTCAGCTACACAAGGTAAAATAATAACCCCTACAGTTGGGGCATTAACACTAGCAGGCATAGCGCCTAGTTTATTAGTAAATAATATTGTAACCCCTGCAGTTGGAACCTTAACAATAGTAGGATATCAACCTACAATACCTGGTGCTGCTGTAACACCTAACGCTGGGTCTATAACTGTACAAGGCTATGCGCCAACTACTTTATTAGATATAACAATTACTCCTTTAGTTAGGGCAGTAACACTTACAGGCGTAGCACCTACGGTAATACAAAATGCAATAGCTACACCTGC